GCCTGAAGAACAGTCCAGTTCATTCTGTAGCTACAGTGACGTCAACGGCTGCTAACGTGGGCGCTACGGTTCGTACGTTGACTGAAAACAAGGATTACTTCGTCCACGATTATGGTATTGAGATTCCGTATGCGTATGCTCGTGAGAAGATCACTGTGACGTATAATGCTGGTTTGGACGGTGCTAACATTAAGGTCTTTAAGAACATTATTTTGCGTGCTGCTTCTCGTGAGATGCAAAATATGCATGATGACGTGTTGGGTATTAAAGATCTTGAGACTCGTAATGTGGGTCCTCTTGAAACGGGTTTTTCGGAGACTGAGCTTCGTGCTGTGAAGCGTTATCGTCGTGTGAAGGCTGGCTTTGGATTGACGGGCTGATCATGGCGCGCCGTACTACACGTGTCAGGTCGGATGTTGATCTGCGTCCGTTTTACAGGTATATCCGTGGAGTTCGTCTCCGCAGCAGAGACTTCCGAGGCGTCTTTAAAGCCGCTATGAAAGATTTGGAGAAGGCTCACGCTGCAAACTTCGCCAGCCAGGGCGGTTTGGTTGGTGGTTGGAAGCCTGCGTATTCTGATTGGAAGCTTGAGGATTATGGTGCGGGCGGTACTTTGGTCCGCACTGGTGCTTTGAGGAATTCATTGACGGTCTCTAATGCTCGTGGTGCTGTCCGTGATATTGGACTCAAGCAGGCAGAGTTCGGCACTAAACTGAATTACGCACACTTTCACCAGACAGGCACTGAAGATATGGCTGCTCGTAAAATTGTGTTTGTTCCTCGCTCGTTCGCTGAGGGACTCGGCAGGGACGCTTTGGATCATGTCGCTTATGGAGAGAACCCGGTTGGGGCGTTTAGACGCGCACTTAACATGGTGCGTCGCTAATCGACTAACATAAGGGAAGAGGTGATTTATTATGATGCTTGGTGCAAGAAATGCGAGAATGGCCGTTTCACGGTTTTTGGCTGATGCTATGCCTCCGCGCATTGCTCAGTATCGTAACGAATGGAACTACAGCTCTTCCGATCTTCCTGATCCCCGCCGTTACTACCCATACGAACCCACTGCCGTTGACAAATGGCCGTCGCTAATTACTGTTGTTATGGGAATGGGCGGCCTGGCGGTCGATGACTACGCTGAACATGAACCCGAGTATGGCGTGATTTATCAGATGCGAACGTATGTTTGGGCTCGTGGCGAAGGCGCTGTTCGTGCAACTGATGTCCGTGATGATCTTACCACGGTTGTCCGTGACTTGTTGATTGACAATCCTCGACTTCAAAACTCTCATCATACTAACTCTTACGACTGCAATTATCGTGTTGACGACACCAGCATTCGAGAAGAATATTCTGATTTGACCTTGTTGAAAGGTGATCGCGTAGCTTGTGCTTCGTTCATTGCTTATGACCTTCGCGCTCAAGAAACGCCGACTCGTGCTTCGCTAGGCACTGTCGGCGCTGCTGGTGTTGAGTTGGAAGTAGAATTGATGGATTGGTTGCCGAACGCCCCTACTCTACTCACAGCTATCGCCACGGGCGATTCTGTTGCGCTAGATTGGAAAGCTCCCACCTGGCAGGGCGGACGCTTGGGAGTTACGAGCTATTCGTTGCAGCAAACTACTGACGGCGGCACTAACTGGTCCACGATTACAGGCCCTGAAGGCAATGTGACTGAGCATACTGTTACTGGCCTTACGAGCGGAACTACGTATCAGTGGCGTGTCGCTGGTGTGACTGCTGAGGGCACAGGCGCCTATTCTGTGGCTTCTAACGCAGTTACCATTTCTTGAGCCGATAAATTGGTACAATATACAGTAGAGGCCGATGCCTCTGTCCTGTTTTATTTCCCTATATTGGAGGCATCATGCCCGGTGTTGTTGTTACCACCGCTGTCCGCTCCGGTCCTACCGGTGTGGGTGCTATTGAATCTAGCCAGATGTTTATTGCTGGCGAGTTTCAGCGTGGCCCCACCGATGAGGCTAAGCTGGTCCGAAGCTTCAGCGAGTTTAAGACTTATTATGGAGAGTATACCACTTCCACTACTGCGTGGGTTCCGGTAAAGACTTTCTTCGAGGAGGGCGGCTCTCGTGCTTATGTCGGCCGCGTTGTTAATGGCGGTTCTGTCGCTGAGGGCACGCTTGATGACGGCTCGCTAGACACGATCGACTTCGATGCCGCTGATGTTGGTACTTGGGGCAACGATCTAGTAATCGCTGTTATCGCTGCCGACTCGCTCTCTGGTGGTTTCCGCATTACGGTGACCCTGGACGGCGATCTTCTTCTTACCACCCCTGACCTTGCCGACGTTGCTGCTGCTGTCTCGTACATCAACACCTCTTCGGTTTCGCACCTTGTTGTTGCTTCTAACAACGCTGCCAGTACCAGCAATCCGGCTGTAGGTTCGGTTACTCTTTCTGGCGGCACTGACGGTTCGGCTACCACTGACACTGAATACAACACTGCTCTCGGTCTGTTCACTTACGAACTTGGTGCGGGCGTTGTGTGTATGCCTGGTCAGACTTCCACGACTGCTTACGCAAACCTTGAGGCTCACGCTACGGCTAACAACCGTATCGCTTTCTGCGGGTTCGCTGCTGAAACCGATAACGATACGGCTAAGACCAACGCTGCTGCTGCTGGCACGGCTGCTGGTGAAGAGGCCCGACGCATGGCTTTCTTCCATCCGCACATCAAGGTTGAAGACCCGGCTGATGCTGGCCTCACGGTGACGATTTCCCCGGAGACGTTCGCTGCTGCGGCTCGTTCGAAGGCGATCAATCAGGCTGGTTCCCCGCATCGTGCCGGTGCTGGTCTGATTTCCGCTGCTTCTTCCTACGTGAAGGGCGTGGAGCTGACAATCGACAAGGCTGACGGTGACCTGCTTGACGAAGCCCGAGTGAACGCTATCCGTTCGATTGGCGGTTCGATCCGTGTGTACGGCGCTCGTTCGCTCTCGACTGACGAAACCAACTGGCGTTTCATCACCTTCCAGGACATGGTTAACCACATTGTGGTTGAGGCTGAAGAGCGGCTTGAGGACTTCGTTTTCTCCACGATCGACAGCCGTGGCGGCTTGTTTGGTCAGATTCGTGGGTCGATGGTCGCTATGCTTGATCCTCACCGGATTTCTGGTGCCCTGTACGAAGCCTTTGACGCCGATGGCGGGCGCATTGACCCGGGTTACTCGGTTGTCGTAAATGACGACAACAACCCTGTCTCTCAGCTTGCTTCCGGTCTTGTCAAGGTTGATGTTGGTGTCCGTGTCTCTTCGGTTGGTGACAAGATTAATGTCACTATCACTAAGAGCAACCTTACGGCTTCGGTCGTCTGATTTAAGGAGTAGCTGAATAATGGCTAAGGCTTCACAAAGGCAAATTGTTGCAGAGATTCGTCCTGTTCGCCAGCAGGGTCATCGTAACGGTCCTCGTGTCGATGGCAAGTTTGCTCAGGTTTCGGGTGGCGAAATCACTGCTAATGTCGAAAAAATTTACGATGGTGGTGCTTTGACTCCTGAGGTGCTGTGTGCTCCTGCTGAGATTGGTGACATTACTGTTACTCGTCATTTCGATGATATTCGAGACGCCGGTCCGCTTCGCTCGCTTCGTCAAGCTGTGGGTCAGGTGTACTACGATGTTTCGATTTTCACTCTGGACTGTGATCTTGAGGGTGACACGCCGGATCGTGTTTACCATCGGGCTCTGTTGGTGGGCATCTCGGAGCCGGACGGCGATTCTGCTTCCGGCGCTCCGGCCACTTTCTCGCTGACTTTCTCGGTTGGCGCTGTGGCTGCTGACACGCAGTAATAGATTACATAGGGTAAACAGGCGCTGAGAGGCCCGCTCCTTGGGGGGCGGGCTTTCTCGCGTTTATTGACATCTCATTCTTTTATGCATTATGATATGGGTATGAGTGATTTTCAAGAAACTTTCAGCTCTGAGTTGGGCGATGTCCCCTCGGAGGATAAAGACAGTAAAAACGTCCTTGCTCAGCTTCGAGCTATTGTTGCAGAAGAAGTCAATCTTCCCGACGTGGAGATTGAGGTTAAGCAGCGTGCGGGCGTTTCGGTAGTTTATTCGCCTAACATTTCAAACGCTCAGCTTAAGTCTTGGCGGAAGAAATCCAGTAACCGGAAGACTGGCGAGCTTGATAACATCAAGTTTGCGTGTTTGGTGGTTGGCGATACGGCTCAGGAGATTCATGTAAATGGTGAGCCTGCTCTCTGTGATGATGGGTCTCCTCTGGTCTTCAACTCGCAAGAGTTTGCTGACATGATGGATGTTGAGAAGTTTGAAATTGTTCCCCACGGCATTCGTGACTTCTTCGGCGTTGATGCCCATCTTGAGGCTACTGCTATGTTGATTCTCGATAACTCTGGCTACGGCGATGATGTCGAGGCTGAGGAGGACCCTACGAGCGGGTCCTAGACTTGCTGACCGATGATGCCCGGGTTCAGACTGCGGCTAGATTCGGTGAGCTTTGGGGTACGGACCCTGTAGCAATTCTCGATTGCTCTGAAGAAGAGTGGATGATTCGTCTGGCTTGCGCTCAGATAATTATACGGGATCGAGAAGAAGAAAAGCGTAAGCGTGGTTAGTCTTAGCTCCTGATCCGATCAAAGGCCGCCCTTCTGGGCGGTCTTTGTCGTTCTACAGCAGTACCTATGCGCTAAACTATAAATAGTAGTCTACTGAGGAAGTGTCGTGGCAGTTGTAGAGCGCGTTACGCTAAAACTTGATGTCGATACGAATACGTCGTCGCTGGCCAAAGCAACTGGCCAGTTGAAGGCGTTTGAACGCGCCGCTAAGTCTAACGATCGTTCGATTAACAACATGGGTCGCAGTATGGACCGTGCTGATCGCCGTTTTGGTAAGCTTGGTAGAACTTTTCGACGTGTTGGTCAGATGGCTACGAAGTTCTTCGCTATCTTTACGAAGTTTTCGTTTATTGCGTATGCCGGTCAGGTGGCTGTTCTTACCACGGCTTTGTTGGGCGCTAAGCTAGCGATGGCTACAGGTAGAGTAGCAGCACAGGGTTATTCGATTGCCCTTAAGGGTGTTGCTACGGCTGCTGTTGCTGCGGCTACTGCTGTGTCTATTGCTGCTGCGTCTATGAGGCAGTTCCAGGAGGCCCAGTTGTCTCCGTTTACTGGCGGTGTTGGCGGCGCAGCGGTTCGTAACCGCACTGTTAGCCCTTTGATTCGTGGTTTGATG